ATAAATTTCTTTCTAATATTATTTTTCATAACTATCTAGATTATTAAATTATTATAAAATAAAACCCAAAAAAATACAAATAAACACACAATTCTTTTTGAACATGCCTATAATAAATCAAAATATTATTTATGTTTAAATTTGTTTAATCTATCATCTGATATATATATGAAATTACACAATTGTAATATGAATGATGAAATAAAAATGCCAAAAGTTCTTTATTATTTATTTAGTAGTGATATATCATTTGCATTAACAAATTCTTTACTTCTATTTAATTTTTATAAGGAAATAACAGGTAAAAATGATAATATGGTTAAAATTACAGAACATTTTAGTAAATTAGTTAATGATATTGAATTATTTTATTTATTGGAAATAGATAATACAGAAACATTTAACGAAACATTTAATGAAAATATGTATAAAATAAATAATAAATTTTCAGTTCTTACCACAATAAAAAAAAATATTAATACAATAGTACGTGAACCAAATAATTCCAATTTTATTGGTAATAAAAATATTAGAGATTGTAAATTAATAATAAACTCAACACAAATTGATTCAATAAATAATTTTAAATATAAACATATTAAATGCAATTTGCAAATACTTTAGATAATCTATTGCAGAAAAATTGTATATGCCGTAGTTTTATTATCCAACATATAAATTAACAATTATATTCAATGAATCTTGTTTTTTGTTGTATTTTTTTTGTTGTTGTATTCTAGAATGTATTAGGCATAAAAATTGAAAAATAAAATAACATATAATCAAATAAATAATAATTCCATAAATAATAATTCCATAAATAATAATTCCATAAATAATAATTCCATAAATAATTTTATTTCCTAAAATGGTAGTATTTAACGTTCACGAATCTTGGTATCCATTATTTACAAAATGGCAACTTATAATTGATAATATTTTAATGGAAACATATGAAGGTTCTGCTAGAATAAAAACATTTCCGCCCCAGGATTTAGTATTTAAAGCATTTGAAATTGATATTGCAAAGATACAATTAGTAATAGTGGGGCAAGATTGTTATCACGGGGATAGTCAAGCAATGGGATTATGCTTTTCTGTTCCTAAAGATGTTAAAATTCCCCCTTCATTGGTAAATATTTTTAAAGAAATACAAATTGAATTCCCTGAAAAGCAATATAATTTTAATAATGGTGATTTAACACAATGGATGCAACGTGAAAATATGTTTCTACTCAATAGTGCTTTAACAGTAAAACAATCATCACCGTTATCCCATATTAAAAAATGGGAAACATTTACTGATGATGTAATTAAATATATTCTTGAAAAAAATGATAAGTGTATATTTCTATTACTTGGAAAATATGCTAAAGATAAAAATAAAATCATACAAAATGATTCTAGATGTGTTAAAGGAATTCATCCTTCTCCATTAAGTGCTCATCAAGGATTCTTTAATTCCGGAATATTTAAGGAAATTGAAAATAAAATTGGAAAGACAATAAATTGGCAAAATTAGCGTATTACAAATATGCTTTTATTTTTTATGCTTTCTAGCTTTATAGCTTTCTATAAAATAGAAAAATGGTAAAAATCGGAAAATTGGATAAAATTGATTTAATTTTTTTAATATAATTAAATTACTTACTACTTGTTTCAATACTTGTTTTGGAAAAATGTCTTCTCCTTCAATTGATAGTCTTACTCGTTTGGCTGACACGCATTTTATTCGTGTGGAAGTTTTTAAAAGAGGGAAATTTGTTTCTATCGACTACGAAGAAGGGTGGCAATTGTCTGCAATTGCCAAGTTTCTAGCTAATGTGATGAAAAACAAATTCGTTGAATTGGGCGAAAGACAGTTGTTGTTCCGATTCATTAATCCAAATGCAAATACCATACAATGCACTTCATTGAAACCCCTTGAGATTTTTGTCTTCCGCTACAGCTCTGTTTGAGTGAGTCTTCCATTCTTCCTCCCTGGTGTTCTTCAATACCACATTTTTTTTTAAATTATTTTAATTATTTTAATTATTTTAATTATTTTTGCGTATTTTGATTATTTTGATTATTTTGATTATTTTGATTATTTTGATTATTTTGATTATTTTTGCGTATTTTGCGTATTTTGATTATTTTGATTATTTTAATAAGACATAAATAAAAACAGCAATATTTTTTTGTCTTCATATCTTGTCTTCCACACCTTTAACTTTATCCATATCAGTCGAAGGTAAATACATCATTGGATAAGGATATGGATAACCACCAGATAATGCCCAATAATAAGCCTTATGGGCGTCATATGTTTTACTTGGATTGGAAAATGATAAATCTTGGTTTTGAATTTGTTGTTGTGTATTAGGTGAAATAGTATTTTTTATAGATATATTTTTATTTAATGTAGTCTGGGTAGGGTCTGGATTTAGTAATGTTTGTGGATAATAATTATATACAGGATAAGCTAATTCACCATTTGCATAAAGAGGTGAATCAACTGATGTAATATAGCCCGTTGCGGGTGTAGGTGGTAGTTGATAATTATTATTAACTGGAACCCATCCTAGTCCATAATATGCTGGACGGGATGTTTCTAATTGAATAAGTGCACCTAAATCGGAAAATTTGCTTTTAACATAAGGGTCATTATAAAGAATTGCTAAGAGAAGCACAGCAGCAACTGCACCAATAAGAGTAGGTAAAATCCAACCTTTTAGTGCCATAGAATATAAATTATATTTACTATATATTTACTATATATTTACTATATATTTACTATATATTTACTATATATTTACTATATATTTTTTATGAATAATATAATAGAAAAAAAATATAAAAATATAAAAAAATTGAATTTTAATAAATCAATAGTAAATAATTATATCTTGCATATACTTTATTTGATTTAAAGTTTAAATTTGAAGTTTGATTTGGTTTCAACAATGTCAAATCAAAAGCCAGTTGCCCCTAAACGCGGTCGTGGTCGTCCACCAAAGGTTAGAGAAGAATTCCCAGAACAGGAATCTGGAGAACTAGAAAACCATCTTGTTAATCCTAGATTTACAATTCCTGTTTCTGAACAAATTACTGATGCAAATCTCAATACTTCAACAAATATGGAAGTTGATGATTTAGATAAAATTATACAACAAATTCACGATTCCGAAATAGCAACTGCAATGGATGAATCATTTGCAACTTACGTATCAAATACTAATATAAATATGGATGGTGCAAATTCAATAATTCAGTCTAATGCTATAGATGGTGATAGTGATATGGAACATATTTTACAACAGATTCGAGAGCAAGAGGAACATGATTTTGCAATTGCAAGACAATTAGCAGAAGCAGATAATCCAAATCCGCCATTTGTACCTGGTGATGCATCTGCAGATGATATTGATGATGTATTAGAACAAATAAGACAGATGGAGGCAAATGACAAACTCAAAAAAACAGGTCATGCTTATTCAAAACCATTAGCAATTGATAGATTGTTAGCACAACAAGATAAAGAAGATGAAGACATTCGTAGAAATGTTTCTAAAAGCTTGAAAATGCAAGAATGGCATAATGAAAGAGAACGACAAGACAGAGAATATGCCGAAAGCCTAAAACAAGACCAAGAAAAAGAACGGGAAAAAGAACAGATTAAAGCAGAAATGCAAATGCAAAAACAAAAGGAATTAGATAATGAGGAAGTATATAATGCGGAAATGGATGAGGAAATAGATGTAAAACCAATTCCTAAAACAAAAGAAGAAATTCGGATGGCAAGACTTGCATTTTTCTGTAAAAAATCAAATTCATAGTTTTCCATAAGATAAAACTATTTCAATATATTTTTTATATTTTTCAATACTATATATTTTTTCAATAGAACGTGTAATATCATTTTCTGTATTAACTGTATTAACTGTATTAACTGTATTAACTGTATTAACTGTATTATCTGTATTAACTGTATTAACTGTATTAACTGTATTAACTGTATTATCTGTATTATCTGTATTATCTGTATTATCTATTTGCTTACCCAAATCATCATATTCCCGAAGATAAATTTTTAATTCTGGCATAATAGATGATTTAAAATCATTGATTTCTTTTGGTGTCATTAAACCACCTTGCATTTTCATAGTTTCCTTACTTGCATCACTCAATTTATCATAATATGGTTTTTTTGTTGTACATAAATAACGTTTTGCTAACACGTGCGAACCTACTAATTCACAAATTAAAAAAGGCATTCCGCATTTCTGAAGATATTCTCGACCAATATTTTCGTGTCCTATAATGCCTAAACTAGCACCATTAAAAATATTGACATCTTTCATCGACATTTCACCCATTTCCATACCAATTAAATGACCAATATCATGTAATAATGCAGCAACAATCATACAATTTTTAATATAATCATCATAAGATTGCATTCGTATATCTTTTTCTGCACATTCAGCACATTGTAAAGCGTGTTCTAGTTGTGATATACCTTCACCAATATAATCACTGGCACCATATTTAACATATAAATTAATAATTCTATTTACAATGGAATCAATGGAATCAATATTCATTCTAATTACTATTTGTTATATTAGGTATATTGTATTTTGTATTTTTATATTGTATATCTAGAATATATATTTTTGATTATATAAAAAAGAAAAAAATTTGAAAAAAATCATAAAATAAATTCACCGTTATTCTTTATTTCCCAGTAGAGGTTTTACATAGGTATCCACCATAAATTGTCCAACTTCAGTACTAGTAGTTTGATAGTCTGCACCGCCATGTACTTTTTCAATCATTGAAAGTATATAATTTAATTGTTGCATATTTAATTCTCCTTGAATACATCTTTCAAATAATGTAGATGAATTTGTATATAAATATTCGTATTTACTTTTCATTTCTGTAGTAAATTCTTCTTTATTTTTATCAGTGTATATTCTTTTATGATGCCAATGAATAGTATCTTCAGATAATCGCTGAACTTCATTTTTAATTTTCTGGGTATCTACCATTTTTAATTCTTAAATAATAATTTGATAAAACTAAAATAAAACAAACGCTATTTAACAGAAAATTATCTATAATTATATATAATATCTATATCTATGATATCTATAATATCTATAATAATAATAATAATAATAATTATAATTATAATTATAATTAAGAAATATTTTACAAAGCTGTAAAAAAATGAATAATACCCAAATTAATTTATTTTCTACAAATACATTGCAAACCAGAAACAATAGGACACCTAGAAATACAGTGCTACCCATGAATGGCAATAATAGGACACCTAGAAATACAGTGCTACCTAGGAATGGCAATAATAGGACACCTAGAAATACAGTGCTACCCATGAATGGCAATAATGGAACAAGCACACGCTCAAGAATACCATTAAATGAGCATGGAAATCCTAAATATAGTGGGCAAAAAAAGGAAAAAAAAGTAAAAAACAAAACTATAAAGAATAAAAATGCAACAAACACAAAGGCTAAACCAACTAAACGCACTAAAAACGCACCTATTTTTAATATACAAAATTTTGTAAGAATTAATGGAGAACAAATGCCTAAAGAATTAGTTGACATTATAAATTCAAATTGTTTAGAATCACAAATAATTAAAAAATATTGTTTTAATCCATTATATGACTTTCCTAGTATATTTAATATGCATAGTAGTTCTGATTTTAATTATTCATTAATTGATGAACAAAATAATATTATATTAATAAATGATAATGTAAAAGATTTTACAAAACCATTCCATTATTTTAGAATAAGTAACTATATTTTAGACTATTTAGGTGAATATAATTTAGGTAATGAGCATTTAAGTGATGAACAACATTATAATCAATTAAAAACAGATACAACATTCAATTTTTTTAAACAAAATTGCAAAAATATTATTACAAAATATTTACTATCAACTGAAATGTGTGAAATATATGGTAGTGCTGAAATTAATATTATTTATAGAATTGATACTATGATTAAAACAATATTAAATTATTTCATAATAAAACCATCTAATGAAAATTCTGAATTTGATAGAGAATTTTTAAAAATTTATGAAAATATATTTGTTCCAGATTATTATAGAAAAGTTATAACAGGTAATAATGTTGCATATATAGAACAACATCGTGTAAACGCAATTAGTATACATATTTTAACTAATAGAATTGATATAATTTATAATATTATTAATAATTATATAGTTAAAACAAATGAATTAATATATGAGGAAACATATATACAATTTAATGAAAAACTAGAAAATGATCCTAATAGAAACTATATTTTTGATATTGTTCCTAAGTTGAATAAAAAAGAACTTGCAAATATGCTATCGAAAAAACACAACATTATTAAATTCTCATCATCAGAATTATTAGATAAAATAGCCAATGCATTATATGAATATGTTGTGCCTAATGATGAGTTTGTGCCTAAGGATGAGTTTGTAATTTTACTATTTATAAATCTAGAATTTGTACCAATTTTATCTAAGGTATTTCCTGAGGAATTTAAATTGAAGGATAAATCTAATATTTACAATAACATAATATTAATCGCAGGAGCACTTAATTTTATAATGAGTCACTTTACAGATATTAATGTATTTTATCAGCAAATATATGCGTGTTCTTATCTTAATAAAGCACAAACAATAAATTCATATGAAGATGAGTCAAATCCTAAAAAATATATTGATATAGTAAAAATTACAAAACCTTTATATAAAAGTGCTGTTTTATACATAAAAAAAATGATAGAATTTTTTCTAATTACCACTGAAATAAATAATTATTTTAATAAATATAGACAGGATTTTAAATCATTAAATTTTAGACTACTATCTGATAAACTTGACTTTTTACGGTCTGCAAATTTTTTAAAGCAATTTAGTAATTATTATTACTATAATTTTTTGAAAAATTTACATAAAAATATGTTTCCTATTGCTTTATATACCCATTTTACCACATTTTATAACAACAAATATAATATATATGATAATGATACACATACCCTAATAGAAATTACTATTGATTTAAAATTGCCAAGATTTAATTTAAATATAGATTTTCCAGCATATGTACAAATATCATCACTAGATTATTCCTTTTCAGATTGCTGTGAGCAAACTATACTTAATTTGATATGTTATTTACTATATGATTATAAAACAGGTAACATAAGTAATGAAAATATTGATAAAATGATTGGACTAAACAATAATCATCTAGAGGAATTTAAATTAAATACATTTTTATTAGAAATGAGAGAAAAAAATTTGGGGGAACAAAATATAATAATTAATAAATATAAAAACTTTGTGCCATCAATGAATAATGACCAAGCTACATATGCTTTTAATATATCAAATTCACCAAAAATACTATTTCAAAAAATAGAAGGATTAACCTATTTAGGTGCAAACACAGAATTACAACCATCATTATATAACCTTTTTAGTCTTATACTTTATATAACTGGCAAAATATCTGAACTATCAACAAAACCTATTGACATACTATTGCAAATGTTTATAGAGTTATGCACGGAATTTGGAAAGCAATATCAAACTATTCAATTTAGTAGTGAAAATAATGAATATGGTATAATTATTTTTGAAGATATTACAATTATGCTAAATATAACCCATGCAGAAATATATAAACGAATTGAACCTAATGGTATAGGTATTGATTTATATAATTCTGAAGAAGAAAATCCATTGATACTTACAAATCCAAAAATAAAAAAATCCATAACTAGTGAACTTTTATTTTATATTTTAGATTCACCATTACAAGACTTCGAAATATGGTATAAAAGCCAAATAAAGTTTGAACCTGTAGTAATAGCAAATACCTAGCAAATACCTAGTAATTTTTAATAAATAACGCAAAGATTTATCGTTTACAAATGGTTCTACATATCAAGATAATCTAAATTAAATTATTAAATTTACATATCAATTCATTTTTAAGTTTATTTGGCAACATTTGAAAATCCATTAACACAGTATTTTCATAAAAATTCTTTATACATACCAATTCATTATTATCTCCAGAAGAAATAGTACCATTACGAATTTTATTTAATATATCTTTTAATTTATCATATTTGCTAGAATCATTTATAATATTATTTGCAGTATTTTTAAAAATATTCTTATAAATATTCTCAACAACGTATCTATTATTTACATCTAGAAATCCATTAGTAATCGCACAACATTTAATATTATCACTAGTATCGCCAATTAATATTTTTTTAATTAAATATTTTTCACCACAAAAAGGATTATTATCCTCAGTATTATTATTATTATTATTATTATTATTATTATTATTATTATTATTATTTGGCTGACCATTACCATTTATCATAAATATTTTATCAGTGCAAATTTGTAGATAATCATTATCATTTGCCAGAAGTAATACCCTTGAAAATGCATTATTAATTAGATATGGTGCAAAATGCCCAATTATATCATCTGCCTCACATTTGTTATTATAAATAATTTTTATACCATAGAGTAATTGTAATTGTGGTAAATAAGTCTTCTTAATATAGGAAAATAGATTATAGGAATTAAACTCATTTTTAAGATGAGAATTTAAACGGGTGCCTTTATAATCTTTATTATTTTCTAATCGCCACATATCTTTATGAGAACAATCAATACAAAATACAACATTAAGTAATACTGTTTTATATTTCTTACAAATAGTTTTTATATTATTAATAAATAATGTCTGATATTTTGCCATAAATATTTCATCTTCAAACCAATTATGTTCCATATTGAAATTTGGATTATTTCCTACTATATCTGGATAAGCACGTTTATACCAAATACGCAATGCAAAAAAACGATAATATAACCAAAAACTAGTATCAACCAATAAAACTGGATATTTTTTATCTAATTTTCCCATCTGATTTAATGTTATTGTATTGTTATTAAATGTCAATGGACTAATAGGTGTATTCTGAATTATACTTAATATATTATTCATTTTTCAAGATATAATTTAACAAGATATAATTTAATACTTGCTAGAATAGAGACAACGTAAAACGCCGTTATTATAATATTATGTTTTATTTTCTTTATATAATAATTAATAATTAATAATCAATAATCAATTTTACAAAAACAAATAATTTATTCCAATAAGTAAGCAAATATTTAAGAAAGCAACTCAATATTCCTAGAAGACAACTAAATAAAGTTTTAATACTCACGCTTGCGTGAGTTAAGCGGTTTGGCTGCAAGCCAATAAGGGGGTATTGGGGGCTTAGACCCCCACCACTAGACTGGACTTTCAATGCTATCAAGATTTTCATCATTTAAATTTAAACCATCAATATTAATTAATCCATTGTCGTTGGAATCATTATCGTTGTTAGTGTCATCTTTATAAGGTATTACAGGATGAAACCCGTTAAGCATATAGGGTATTTGCATATTTTTCAAATTTTTTTTATTACGCTTTACATTATCACATATATGTTTGGGTATATTTGCACTAATTTCTTTTAATCGTTGATATTCAGGAACTACTACACTAAGAAATTCCTTAAGATTTTCACGACTTTCTCTTTTTTTCTTAAGTTGAAATTTAATATTAGAATGAAATTTTTCCCAACTTAAATATGACATTCGATGGCTTTCACTCAATTGACTTACTTTAAGAAATTGTGCTACAGAAGAAATAATTGAAGTAAAAATACTAACACCACCTACAGCTAAAACAATAATTTGTTGATATGCGGGAAAATTAGCACTAATAAAATTACCAGTTCCTGAAACAGCACTAAGAATTATAATTGGTAATTGATATTTAATATTTTGAACTGTATAATATTCATGTGCCTTTTTATGTAAATATGCATTAATTTGTGCCTCATCACCCAATTCACTAAGAATTTTTTCAACAGAATCGTCCCATTCAATTATCGGTGTATCAAATGTGGCTATTGACATATCAAATTATTAACAATATTTCCTTATATATTTCCTTATATTAGGTATAGAAAAAATATTTTTCTTAATCAAATCCTTTTAACTTCTTTCAACTTCTTTAAACTTCTTTAAACTTCTTTCAATTTCTATTCAATATAGGTTATTTATTATGCTTCTTTAGGTTCATATCCTAATAGATACATATCTTCAAATACACTGCTATATAAATCCATACTATTTTGCATTATGTCGTTCATATATTTATCTTTTAATTCTTCAGTTTCATTTGATATATTTCCAGCATATAATTGATTATTAAACCATTCTTTATTATTTATACCTCTGGATGCATATCTTTTATAATCAAAAGTTGACTCGGTGCATTTATAATTAAATACTATATTTAATTGATTTGTTCCATTAGTTGCTAATGGTATTGCAAATTGTTTATGGTTTTTTGTTTTTTCATATAATTCCATATTGCCACTTTCAATATTGCCACTTTCAATATTGCCACTATCCATATTAATATTATTGGGTGTGGTTTTAATATTTTCATATTCAATATAAGATTTAGGATACCATTTTAATGCATCTTGTTTCCAATCTGAATAAAAATTATTATATTCTAGTTTTTTATAAATTTTGCCATCTTTAGGATGTTTTACACTTTCTAATTTATAAGGCGACATTGGTTTCAAAGTTTTTTCATTATTAAAAAAATCTTTATATTCATTTGGATATAGGGGACAATGCGGGGGCAAAATATGCATTTTTTGAATATCTTGATGGATTAAATCAGATTTATTTCCATTTGTAATTTGTATATTATCTTTTTTATTATCTTTTTTTTGTTCTTTATTTTGTTCTTTTTTTTGTTCTAGCAAAGTATTAATTTTATACATTATATTATATATTTTATATATATATTTTATATATTAGGAATATCCGTTAATAAATGGGCGTGCATTTATCCATATACCTAATCGACCCTATTTAAAGGGCTATCCACCATTTGACAGATATGACAAGTGGACTAATAAATTAATCGTCATAACGGTTGGTGGCTTTTTTATTAAAGAAGTAAAGCTTGTATAATAAAATAGTGCTAACAAACCTTAATAATATC